TCGGTATCAATGGAGGCCGTGGCGCGCACGATCATCTGGCGGGTGCGCAGCGTGCGCTCAATCTGCGCCTCGGCCAGAGAGATAAAGTCCGGAATGACGTTGGTCAGATCGGTACGGTTAAGCCAGTCGGCCACCGATGCCTTGAGTTCCGTGTACGTTGTCAGTGCCATTAGGGCGCCTTTTCCTTCTCTAGATCCTTGATGACCCAGGTGTGGTCGTGCTTGAATTCAAACGTCCCGACGTGCCCGATCTCTTTGGACACATCGTGATCTATCCAGATTTTAAAGCCAGCAGCCCGAGCCTTGTTGCAGAAGAATACGTCTTCCCCGATGTACCCGCGTTTGTCGCTGCGCCAGGGCGTCTCGTACCACGGCTCCGACAAACCCTTGAAGACGTTGGCCTTGATGAGCATAACGCCCATCCCGACAGATCCAACCTCCTGCAGGCCGGTGCTCTCTGGCATCGACCAGACCAGCTCGCGGTCGCCGTTTTCCTTGTAGATCTGCGCCGTCGGCCCGGTGGGCATCCTGCGCCTGGCGCAGTTGGCGGCCACAATATCCAGATCATGCGCCAGCAGCCTCGAGATCATGTCTTGCGGGAAGCGCATATCCGAATCCACGAACAGTAGATGCGAGCAGCCTTCGCGCATTGCATCGAGCGACAGCTCGGCGCGCTGGTTAGCGATCAGCGTTCCCTCGCTGATCTTGAGCGATACAGCGTCGTTCGTGTTCAACGTGTGGTGGCACACCATGTTGACCAGGTCATAGGTGAACATGGTGTGGACCATGTCACGCGCAGGCGTGCAGACAGCGATGTACTGGTTCTTCATACCTGCCCCGGCCGCACGCGGAAGTGGCGATTTTCGGGGTCGTTGAGCCAGCGCTTCATGTAAGCCTCATCCTCGAGCTTACCCTCGGCCTTCATCTGGTAATACAGACTCAGCGGAATCGACGCCACGCGAGACCATTCACCCCAGCGTGCGCGCTCATCCACCTGATTAAATTCTTGCTTGTTCTCTTCAACAATCGCGGAGACATCCTGCTGCGTCTGGATCGTCGCCTCGTCCTTCTCTTCGTCGTAATGCCATGTCCTGGTGATCCCAAGATCTTTGTTTACATCAAACAGTTTTGAATTTGTCATGTTTTTAGGTTGTTAAAAAAGGGACCAGGTTTCCCTGGCCCCTTTTGCTCCGATTAGGAAGTCACCAGGTCAGCAGCCAGACCGTGTGCGTTCTCGGCCAGAACCTTCAGGCCCCACTCGACGATCAGCATACGCTTCTCAGCGTCGCCGGTCTTAGCGAGTTCGACTTGTTGGTAAGGACGCAGAACAACCATCTTTGCGTAATCGGGATCGATCACGAAAGCGTCACGCTCGCGCTGGAAGCGGTTGGGGACCACGTTCACGTTGCCGAAGTCGCTGACATAAATGTCAGCAGCGCCGATGATGGTGGCAGGACGCGCACCGCCGTCGACGTTGAAACGCGAAGAGGCGATACCGGCAAAGCCAGACACGCGCTGCTTGTTGACCGGACCGGTCATCAAGATCTTCGGAGTACCACCAGCAGTCCACACCTTCTGAATCACGTTCTTCAGGATGGTCTCGGTGAAGGTACGCACGGTTCCGTCAGTACGGCCCAGCGTAGGCAGGGTCGTGTAGGACGGGTTGCCGCCGTTGGTGGTGTCGTAATCGACGTTGGTCTTGATGAACGCATTCAGCGAAGCAGTCGTGCGAGCAGCGGTGGTGCTACCAGAGGTGGTACCAGCGTTGTTCAACATCGAGAACTCTTGGTCACGCTTCAATTCAGAGCTGCGTTTGGCGATCTGGTACGCGACCTCAGAGCGGCGACCTGCCTTGTTCACCACTTCTTCAGTGTTGGACAGGACGATAGTCTTACGGCTGATCTGCGCATAGTTCTGCAGGCGCACGGTAGCAACCACAGAGTCAAACGACGTGACGTCGTCGCCTTCGAGCTGCGAGTTTGCAGCGGCGGCTGCGAGCGTATCGGTCTGCCACTCATAAAGAGTGTTAGTGACATTCTCTTTGCCGATGTTCGACATGAACGGGGTTTCTTCGGGTGCAATGTTGGTGATGACATTGCTCAGGTCTTCACGGATACCCTTTGCAGAGTAAGTCGTAAAGGTATTAGTTACGATAGCCATTTTGTTACCTTAATAGAAGTTCAATTGCGGAGGCCGCATCATCGACGCGGCCGGTCTTTGCGAGACGCTGGGTCGCACGAGCACTGTCACTCATTTGAGATACCCGACCTGCTGCACCAGGCTTGGCAGGTTTAGGTCCGTTGTTGGTCACGGGTTTGATGCCCTGGCGCTTGGCCTGCATCTGGTCATACAGCGCCGCTTTACGCAGCGCCAAAACCACCCGGTGGTCGTAAATGTTTCCAAGTTCTTGAGGTGTGAATCCCATCTTCTGACCGAATTCAACCAGCATGGTTTTCTCTGCCTTAGCCTTGGCAGGATCTTTCCACGCCGGGATCGCTTCAAGCAGCGCATGAGATTCACGAGCCTTATGGGCCTGCAAATTCTGCATCTGCTCTTGCTGAGAGATCTCGGATAACCGCTGCTGCTCGGCCTGAATAGCCGCGGCTTTTTCCCTGTTCTCTCGCATCACCTCGCGCTGCCTAACGTATTCGATGGGGTCTTCTTGATAAAGACGATCCCAGTCGATCTTCGGATCGGCAGCGGTTTTCACTTGCTCACTCAACGCACCTAACAACTGAGCGTATTGCTCGCGCTCGGCCCGAATCGCCTGCAGTTCAGCTTCGGCAGCCTTACGCGCCTCTGCGACCTGCTGGGTCTTTCGGGTGTAATCCTGAGTCCGTGAATAGCCCTTTTGGAGTTCATCCAAAGTGACCTCGACTTCCTTACCGTCAACTTTGACGGTGAAAATCTCGGGCTTTGCTTCGTCCTGGGTGTCTTCCTCCAACTCAGGTTGATCAGCAGGAGCCTCGTCGCTGGACCCGTCTTCAATGTCCAGAGATTCATCAACTGCTGCCGCGGTCACATCCTCTTGAGAACGTGACTCCTGCGTCTCGCTGCCGTCTTGTTGTCCCTCTTCAGGCAATATTGCAGCGAGTGCTTGGACCGCTTGGTCCATGTTTAGGGGTCCAGATGGGGCACTTGCCTGTGGCGTAGGTGCATTCATTGGTGTAATCTTTCCTTATCTTTTTTGAACACGTTCGATAGCGCGCTGCGCCACCTTGCCGTTATCGATCACTTTTGTGAGTTCGGTTTTCAAATTATCAATCGCCTTGAGCATCGACCAGCATTGCTCGCGCTTTGCCGTCTCGTCTGCTCGCGTCGACTTGAACACCCAAATCTGATCGTTCTCCAACTTCGCAAGGGCAGAACCTAATGTCTCGTCCTCCATTAGCTGCTGCGCCTTGCGCCCTTTCATTACCAACTCGTCATCCGTCATTGAGCCATTCCATTAAGGTTGATGGGGACAGGCACTTGAGGCGCCTGCTGTGCCTGCATCGCAGACTGCATTACCGCCGTCTGCGAACGCATTGCTTCACGGTCCATATTCTGCGCGGCCATCAGTTCCGCGTTATTAATCTGGGTGCCGTACTTTAATTCCAATTCGTATTTTTTCAATAGGTAATCTTGCGCCATCTGGTCGCGGCGGAAATCATCGTCGCGCATCATCTGCTGGCGCTTCAATTCCAGCTCGGCCGCCTTCTTCTGGATATCGGCCTGGATAGACTCGGCCTGCACCTGCGCCAGAACCTCCTCGGGGGTGGGCTGGGGCGGCTGCTGGGGAACCTGGAAGTCGGCCGGGATCATCTGGAAATACTGCGACGCATCCTTAAAGCCAGACAGCTCCACCATTTTCTGCAGCGTCCGCGAGTACATCTGCGGCGTCACCAGCGGGTTATCCAAACCATATTGGTCGACGATCGCCTTTTGCATCTGGGAGATCATCGTCAAAGCCTGCAGGCGCTCATTGACGTCGCCATTGCCCATGCCAATATTGACCGAGACGTCCATCGACGCATCCCAGACTCGCGGGTCAATCGAGACCCACTCATTGCGCAGGCGCACCATCCGCGGTTTGTCTTGGTGGGTGGTCAAGAGATACAAAATGCTCTTAAAGAGCTTCTTGAAACCCTCGGCCATCAGGCGCGCAGTCAGCTCAATGCGGCCATGAGAGGCGCTGATAGTGGCCGCCACAGCCGCCTTGGTAGACGACTGCAGCGCGTCAGCATCCAGACCCATCGCGGCTTTGCTCATGCCGGTGCGGTCTTCCTTGACCTGGTCCATGTACTCGAGCATCGAGTAGCCGGCCTGGCCGACAAAGGGCATCGTCAGGGGCTGGACCATGCCAGGGGCGCGCATCCGGATCACGGCGCCGGTCTCGTTATTGAGGACATCGTCAATGTTGACCTGGCCCTCAACCACCGCGGTGCGCGGGTGAATCGACTGCGCCAGCGAGTCCAGCGTATTGCGCCAGACCTCGGACTTGATCTCCTGAATGTCGTGCGTGATGTCAAACACGCTCATCGCCTCAACCGGCGAGGTGTGCGGCTCGGGATCAAACGGGAAATCGACAAAGGGAATGTAAGACGCCGGCAGGTTGCGCATCATCTTGTAGCCAGAACCCATGCAGCAGATCTTGCGCAATTCGGGCAGGCCGTCGCCGTCATAGTCAACGCGCAGATACGCCTCGATGTACAGCAGGCGCCGCTGCATCGGGTTCATGGAATCATTGGACCCCATCGTGGTGGACAGCGGCTGGCGGGCCAGGTACTCGTCGTTTGTGTCCAGATCGGTCGAAGAGATGTTCGGCTCGATCTCGTCCATGTCGTAGCCCATCTCGAGCAGCTCGCCGACGGTGAGCATCTGGCGGTGGGCGATGATCCCGGCATCCTCAAACGAGCGGGCGCGCCGATCAATGATCAGCTCCTCGGGCGGCACCGCCATGATGCGAATGCGCCCGTCGCGTACAACGCGCTTGATCTGCACATCGTGGACCATCGGCACTGGCGGAGCCTCAACGCCGGCGGCAGCCGCCTGGGCCATGACCGCAGCAATCTGGTCCTGCGCAATCGACGGGTCCGGGTAAGACACAACAATCTTGACCTCGGCGTCCTCGGCCATCAGCATCTGCACCGTGGCGTCATCCAGGCCCGAGTAATCGTCAATCTTTACCTCGGCGGTCTCCTCCCACCAGCATTTCGCAATTCCGCATTTGCGGACCAGCGAATCCTTAAAAATCGCATAGGACTGCATGAAACCGTTGTTATCCGACGAAAACACATAGTTCGCGTAGTCTGTGGCTTGTTGCGCCACAGCATCATCCTCGGGGCCGCGGGGAACAAATTCCACCACGTTCTCGGTAGAGAAAAACACGCGCATCAGCGACGGCAGCATGGCCGAGACCGTGTCGCGCACCTCCATCGAAACAACCTGCGAGCGGCCATCCTCCTCGTTTCCAAACGGGTCGCCGCGGTAGTACTCGGTGCCCTTGGCGCGGATGGGGGAGATGTCTGTGTCGATGTACGAGACGGCATCAGTTAGCTCGCCGTTAACAATCGACTCCAGCTCAGCGTCATCCATCGCCTCGGGGGCGGCGACGTCTACGGATATAGGCATATCGTTGGGGTTCATATTCTTACCATTTCACCTTGTTGGCCCAGTACGCGGCGCTCATCTTACCCTTGGCAATATTCTGAGCGTGCCGCGCCTTAAATGCTTCGTTTCGAGCGGTACCCTCGGGCGAGCCTTTAACGCCCTGCTGACCAAAGCGCACCAGCTTGACCTCGTCGCCCGATTTTGCCAGCACTGCGTGCGACTTGGTGGCATGGCCTGGCGTGCGCTTGGGCTTGTTATAGCCAGCAAAAACCTCATTACCGCGTTTTATAGTCATTGCTCAACCCCAAACCAAGAGTCGGCATAAGCCGGACGATTAGCACGAATCCACGGAACCGACGCCAGCGTTAACGCCTGGCCGTCCATCCCCGTCGACTGAGACCCCACATGATGCACATACGAGCGAGACAAAAAATGCTGAAAACCAACCGCAGACAGGTCGCGGCAATGCACATC